AGGCTCCCGTACGACCTCTACCACCCCATGGTCTGCTGGCGCGAGGACCACACGGCCATGGCGTGGGTCGGCGGCTCCAACGGCACCAACCCCGGCGAGGTCTGGCTCTACAACAACGGTAGCGATCACATGTACGGAATGGCGTCCTGGCCCGTCTACTCGGCCTAGGTCGCGAAGGGGGTCGCGCCTTCGGGCGCGGCCCCCGCTTCTTTGCCGAGGGGAGGTGACCGAATGGAAGTGAGCCAGATGATCGCGCTCGCGAGCTCAGTCATCGGCGCGCTGTCGCTGCTTCTCGCATTCGTCGTCTTCCTCGGCAACAGGCACAAGTCCTCCAATGAGGAGGTCATGCGCAACCAGCTCGTCAACGACAAGCTGGACCGCAACAACGAGATGGCGCGCGAGACCAGGGACACGGTGCGCGACATGAGCCGCAAGCTCGACGACCACGCGCAGACGCTCGTGCGCCACACGGAGCAGATAGCCACGCTCTTCAAGCGCGTGGAGCGCATCGAGCGTGGCTGCGACGCCCGCGATAAGGCGGACGAGTGACAGGCAAGCGACGGACAAGGAAAAACGAAATGAACATCAACTGGAAGGTGCGCCTGCACAACCCCACGTGGTGGGCGCAGGTCGTGTGCGCCGTCGTGCTGCCGCTGGTGTGCGGCGTCGGCGCTCAGTGGAGCGACATGACCACGTGGGGCACGCTCGGGCAGACGCTCCTGGCCGCCCTCGGCAACCCCGTGGTCGTTGTGGCCATGCTCGTCCAGCTCTGGACGGCGGTCACCGACCCGACCACCAAGGGCACGGGCGACTCCGAGCAGGCGATGGGCTACGAGAGGCCCAAGGATGAGTAGGGTGGAGGACGCCATCGCGCTGGTCACCTCCTACGCCGACGACGACAGCCACGGCTACGAGTTGCGCTGCCGCGACTACGGCGTCGGCACCGACTGCGCCGGGCTCGTGCGCATGTACGCCGCAGCCTGCGAGGGCGTGGCTGTGTCCGACTACCCGGACTTCGGCACCTGGAGCGAGGTCTCCACCCTCACCGCGCGCGGCTGGACCGCCACGGAGTTCTCGAAGGCCGCCATGCGGCGCGGCGACGTGCTGCTGCGCGCGCTGGGCGACTCCACGGGGCACACGGTGGTCTATCTCGGTGACGGCATGATCGTCGGCGCAGAGGGGAACTGGGACGGCAGGCGCGGAGACTCCTCGGGCAACGAGGTTACCGTGCGGGCCTACTACGACTACCGGTACAACTGGATCCTGCGCCCGCCCGCGAGCTGTTACGGGGACGCGCGCGACGAGTGGGTCCAGGCGGGCGACGGCCGCTGGTGGTACCGCCACGCCGACGGCTCCTACACTGCCTCCGACTGGGAGCGCATCGGCGGGCGCTGGTACCTGTTCGACGCCGACGGCTGGATGCTCACGGGCTGGCAGCAGGTCGGCGGGAGGTGGTACTACCTCTCCGAGACCCACGGCGACCCGCCGTACGGCTCCATGCGCACCGGCTGGCAGCTGGTTGGCGGCAAGTGGTACTTCCTCGACGAATCGGGCGCGATGGCCACGGGCTGGAAGTCCGACGGCTCGAAGTGGTACTACATGGACGGCGACGGCGCCATGCAGACCGGTTGGGTGCAGGACGGCGGCAAGTGGTACTGGATGAACCCCGACGGCTCCATGAGCGCCGACGAGGTCAAGATGATCGGCGGCACCTTCTACGGCTTCGACTCCTCAGGTGCCATGCTTGCCCACTCCATCGGGCTGGCCGAGCAGTAGGCTCGAACCTACTCGAACCTACTCGAACCGCTGGCGCCGTGTTCGGCCTATGCCTGGCAATGATGGTCCTGTAGGCCCACAGACAAGCGACGGCCCCCATCGCTTCGGCGGTGGGGGCCTTTTTGCTTGACTTGTGTCCCAAATGAGGGCGTAACGAGGACGCCTGGCAGCATGTGCTAGGCAGCCATCCTCGCGCGAAGCAGCAGCCCGCCGGGCAGGACGTAGAGCGTTCGCCCATGCTCGCGACTGGACCACCATACGCGACTTCGGAGAACTTCTCTTTCGAAGGTCTCCGATCCAGAGTCCCCTGAGAGCCTTGCGCTCCAGGGGATTCTTATGTCTACCTCGCCCCTCTCGCGGTCGACGGTCACCTTTGAAACCAAGTCCTCCATGAGCCTGTCGCCCGCCTGGCGGTAGAGCTGCGTGGTCACGAACTCCCTTATCTCCTCGACGTCCGGCACGGACGCCCTCGCGCGCGACAGGCGGGCCGTGAGGCGGCTCCTCTCCTCCCGCAGGGCCTCGATGCGCTCCTTGGCCCCGTCGGGCACCACTCCGGCCTCTATGGCCCTCAGGATGTTCGCGCTGCGCCTCTCCGCGTCCGCGATCGCTGCCTCGATCGAGGACGTGCCGACTCCCGCCTCCTCGGCCATCGCCGCGTGCGCCATCTCGGCGAGCGCGTCCGCCGTCGCGGGGTCCGAGAAGCACTCCGCCAGCGCGTCCTTGACCGTCGACTCCACGAGCTCCTTGGCCACGCGCCACTCGTGGCCGGCGCCCACCGGCACGCTGTAGTAGAGGTAGCGCCTGCCCGTGCCTGACGTCCCGGCGGTGCCCCTGAATGGCTTGCCCGTCTGCGCGTCCCAGAGCTTGCCGGACAGCGGGAACGAGTACCTGCGGGGCTTGCGCGCCAGCCTGTCGTTGGCCTCGTACCACGTGGCGTCGTCCACGATGCGCGGCATTCCGCCCTCGTCCCTCACGTCGCCGAAGTGGTAGACGCCCCTGTATCGCTCGTCCATGACCATCCTCCTTACGGAGTCGTAGTTCAGCTCGTTGCCCCTGCGCGTGCGCAGGCCCTGGTCGTTCGCCCAGTCGCGGGCCTCCTTGCGGCCCTTCCCCGCGGCCACAATCTCGAACACGCCGCGCACTATCGGGGCCTCGCGCGGGTCGAGCTCGTAGCCGCCCGCAGCGTCGACGGCGTATCCCATGGGTAGCACGCCGTTTGCCTTGTGCTTGAGGGCGTTGCCGTGCATGCCGCGCCTGACGTTCTGCCCCAGGGCCGCGCTGTAGTACTCGGCGAAGGAGTCCAGCACGCCCTCCATGATGATGCCCTCGGGGCCGTCCGGTATCGCCTCCGTGGCACTGAGCAGCCGCACGCCGGCCGCCCGCAGGCGCATCCTGTAGCGGGCGCTGTCCGCGCGGGAGCGGGCGAAGCGGTCGAGCTTGTAGACCACCACGGCCTGCCAGCCCGCGCCCGCCTCGGCGTCGGCCACCATGCGGCGAAACTCGGGCCTGCGGTCCGTGCGTCCGCTTATGTGGCGGTCGGCGTAGGTCGCCGCAACCTCCCAGCCCTCGCGCGCCGCCCACTCGCGGCACACGCGCACCTGGTCTTCGATGGACTCCTCGCGCTGCCTCTCGCTTGAGAAGCGGGCGTATATCGCGCAGCGCCTCCTCCTTGCCATTCTTCACCTCACCTCGTGCCCGTTCCAAGCTGGCCCGCAAGCACATTCCCAGACGATGCCCGTTTGCATCGCCTGGTGACGTTTCGCTACTTGACCTTGCAGTTCCTCAGAAACACGCTGTTATCGCTGATTGTTCCGGTACTTAACTGCCCGGATATCGTCACGCGCTGACCAATCGTGAGATTCGGCTTGCTGTCAAAGGAGCAGTAGACAAAGTCTCTTCCAGAGTTGAGCGACAAGGTCCACCCGCCGCTCGATGACTCGCTGCCTGGACCTGCGACCTCTCCCGTGACCTCGACATTGACCTTCTCGTCAGTTGAAACCTCCTGGGCTGCGCTAACCACGGATTCAACGCTTCCGCTGATAGTCTTTGCGCATCCCGCCATTCCAAGTGAGAGCGCAACGGCAAGTGCGACTAGTGCGACGTTCCCTTTCATTTCCCTCTCCTTCTCTCAAAACGTTTTACAAGCGCGCGCGACTCTGTGGAGACGGCCTCATGCCGCCCATCCGCGACACGTAGTGCCAAAAAATAGACTTGCGGCCTGCGGTTGGTACAAACATCCAGCCGCCTGAATTCGCTTGGGACGAATGTCCCAAATTCGCCTTGGGGGGGGGTTGTCATCCGTGCCTTTTTGCGAAACCGCAGGTAAAGCGCTGTGGTGCTCTCAGCGCGATACCAGAGATGGTGATATAACGCTAAAAACGTCACTCCGCCTCGATGTCATAAAGAGACTCGACGGTGCATCCAAGGTAATTTGCAACGCGCACCAGAACGTCAATCTTAGGCATCGTCTGGTTGTGCTCCCACTTCTTTATCGACTGGCGTGAAATGCCGATGGCGTCAGAGAGCTCGTCTTGCGTAATCCCCTTGGCCTCGCGAGCCTCGCGGACACGCAACCTCACCTTGATTTCTGCCATCTCGTCTCCTTTTCGACGTTGGCTCATTTATACCACAGCGGTAAGAAAAATTTCCATTCCTGTGTTGCACGGAAAGAAAAGTTGTCGTAAGGTAGCTGGCGTGGACGGAAAGATAAGTTTCCATGCCGCATAGTTTGAGGGAGGTTGAAAAGTGGCTAAGGATTACGATGCGGCTGTTTTTGCGAGGAACGTCAAGGCTAGGCGCATTTCGCTTGGGTTCGAGACCCAGGAGGAGCTTGCCAAGGCCTCTGGCTTTTCGCCAGCAGCAATCTCCTCATGGGAAAGTCAGCGCTCGATACCAAACGCTGCTTCGGTCGCCAAACTCTCGCGTTGTCTCGGCTGTTCCACTGACGAGCTTCTTGGGTTGAACGACTAGACCAAAGCACAACAAGGACCACCAAACGGCAGACGGGGAGACCCGCCTGGTGGCCACCTCTATGCCGAAAACGTGACATTGACGACATGCAGTTAGCTACGCGGCAGGACCGCGCCAGTGCAGTCATGGTGAATAGGCGATTCGGGCTTCTCACAGAGCAAGAAGCCCACAAGTAACAACCAGAGCAGGTGCCGCCACGCCGACCATCGGCGTGCTCCACCTTCGGCGTAACGGTATGCGGGTTCATGCGTTGCCCGCCGCCGCACATAGCAAGCCAAGCAACCGCATGTTGGACGCGGCGACCGTACCGGTGGCGGCGTGGCGGTGCCTGCTCTGGAAAGGCTCAGACAAGAGACGAGACGCCACAGGAGGTGTCACATGGAACTCACGACCGAACGCTTCTCTATGCTCCTGCGGGAGCTGATGAAGGAGCGGAACGTCACGAGCGCGGAGCTGGCGCGCAGGTCTGGCGTCAGGGCTGACCTCGTGTACAAGTACCGCAACGGGCGCTACATGCCCAGCGCGGACAAGGTGTGCGCCATCGCGCGTGCGCTGGGCGTGACGCCTAACGACCTCCTGGGGTGGTAGCACGGGCGAGTGCGCGTCACGTGCGGCAGATGAGGCAGATGCGGGGAGGGCGGCTTCGGCACTGCGACGCCTGGCTGCCCTCCGAGGGACTTTTCTCTCCATGGCACGGGTCATAGCGGATCACTCCGTCCGCTCGCCGTCCGGCCTCGCAGAGCCGGCTTATCGGCGGTGACTTTGCGCAGTCCACGCGCTTCCGGCTCACCGCCCGAATGGAGACCAGGTGCCCAAAAGTTTGGTCAACGTGACCACCTCCCATGAGTTGAGCGTGTCTGTGGGAGAGCTCGCGAGCACCTGATGCCGATTCTACCGCACGTGATGCGCATTCGCATGAACTAGACAGACAAGAGACGCGGCGTGCACGCCACGGTGGCGGCTGGAAAAGCCAATGGGCGCAACTCCTCTCCGCGCCCGCGGTGCCCCCAACAGCCGTCGCCATGGCGTGCACGCCAAACGCGAGCGTGCCACGCTGCCAGCTTCGCTGAGCGGAGGAATCGGCTGGAAAGCTGGTGGCGCGGCGCGCTCGTGGAACGACCCGGATGCGTCCGGGAGTCCGAGGGGGACTCACTTTTCCGGCTGGTCACCCAAGGGCGGATATAGCTTAGGGCGGCTCCCTGGCGGTCAGGAGGAGCCGCCCGACAACCCCCACGTAGCTCAGCGGACAGAGCGGCCGCCTCCTAAGCGGCAGGTCGCAGGTTCGAATCCTGCCGCGGGGACCATTTCATGCGACAAAAGGCCTCTTTTTCGTGGGTAGCCCGCAAAAATCGGCCCCTTATTTACAGAAAACGCCATTCCTCATCAATTTGAGCCACTGCACCGGTGGCAGCTGTCGGCGCGATTCCGGCCCATGGGGCCGGCGTGCATGCACGCGCCGAGACCCCCTCAGCTGCCATCGGTGCCGTGGCTTCGCGGCAAGAGAAAAGCCACCCCGTCCGCCAAGACATGGGAGTGGCTTCCGACCAAAGGAGGTCAGCAATGACTTTAGCAGAAAGGGCCTTCGACATGGCAGACCGCGCGCTGCACTTCGTGCTCTTCGAGTGGGAGCCGCAGCTGTGGCAGCTGCTCGCCATCTTCGCCCTCGCCCTTGCGGCCGTCGGCCACTGGGACGTGATGTAGGTGAATGTGACCACAGCCGAGAGGAGCGGCAGATGAAGTTCGATGACCTCAGTGCCGAGCAGCGGATGGCGGCGCGCTTCATAGCCGACATGTTCCGCGAGTGGAAGGCCCAGCAGCAGGGTGACGCGACGGACGGCCATGACGACGGGAAGGAGCGCGCGGGAGCATGAGCGGCGGAAGCTACGGGACGTGGGAGCGAGAGTGCTTCGGCGATCCCGACCAGAGGGACGGCGGCACGTGCGGCGAGTGCATGTACTGCCTCAAGGACACCGAGAGCAGCTGCTTCGACTTCGCGGGCACGCTCAGGCCCGCGCTTGAGGCCAGCTGCGGGATATGCACGTGGCACGCCGACATGCCAGCCGTGGTGTGGCTGGACGACGACTGCCAGGCGTGCTGCAACCAGATGGGATTCGAGAGAAGGGCAGACAAGTGACGGAGCAGAACGACGACCTCGCGAAGCTCGCGCTCGCCGAGGCGATCATCAAGGCTGCGCGGGAGATGACCAACCCGAGGGGAGGCGCCCACGGTGCGCCCAACCTGCGCACGGAGTGCGACGACCGCCTGCGCCAGATGTACGAGGAGAGCGGCACCGACCGCCAGCGCGTCTTGGTGAACGGCGAGCAGGTGGGAACGCTCAGCGCCCGCGTCTCCAAGCCAGTGCAGGTGAACCAGCTAGACGTGCTCGACTTCGACGCGCTCAGGGCGTGGCTCATGGGTGAGGACGGGGCGGAGTACCTCGACCAGATCATAGCCAAGGCCGTGCCCGACCTCATGGAGCTGTGCATGGCCGACGGTGTGGTGCCAGACGGCTGCGCGATGGTGGGCCACATGGAGCCGTCGCACTGGTTAGGCACGACTCTGCGCGTTGACAAGAACAAGGTGGCCAACGCTCTCGGTCCGCAGCTGCCGCAGGCCGTCGCGGGCTTCCTCGCGGGTGACTAGCGTGGACTACCTGTCACTGTTCAGCGGCATCGAGGCGGCGAGCGCATCGCGATGGCGGACGAGATCCCGCCGGAGGAGGTGGAGTTGTGAACAAGTCAAAGGCACGCGGCACATCCTTCGAGACGGCGGTGGCACGCTGGCTCAGGCTGGCACTTGACGAGCCGACCATCGAGCGGCGCGCCCTCCACGGGGCTCATGACATGGGGGACCTCTACGGCATCTACGCCCACGGCCTTGCGGGCATAGCCGAGTGCAAGAGCTACAAGCGCTACGGGCGAGCGGACGTGGAGGAGTGGAGGCGGCAGACGCTGGCCGAGCGAGACAACGCGGACGCCGACTTCGCCGTCCTGGTAATCCACAAGCCTGGGTGCGGAGGGGACGCGAAGAGCCCGACGATGGGCCGCAACCGCGTCGACCTCACCATCGGAGACCTCTGCAACGTCTCTGTCGGCATGCGCTGCCTCATGGCAGAGCCAGACGACCACTGGGTGACCATCGACCTGGACGAGCTGGCTCGGCTCATAAGGGCCGACTAGTGGCCGAGAGGAAAAGCCTCGCGGCCGAGATCGCGGCCATGCGCGAGGGTGCGTACGTGCCGCACCCGTGGTTGGTGCGCCTGGACCCACCCGTCTCAGGCATGTGGGCACGCGGCCTCGACCAGTGCGGCCTCATGGCCACGCTCATAGCCAACGGAATGCGCGGCACCATCAGCGCCACCAATGACCCAGATGTGGCCTACGTGGCCTTCCCGCGCCCCGTGGAGCTTCTTGCGGTGGACGAGCCCTTCATGCGCCAGGTGATGGCGTGCGCCAGGCTCTCAGCCGCCCACGGCACCTACCGCGAGTGCGGGCAAGCCGAGAAGAGCTACAAGTTCTGATGAATCATACAAGTTAGGAGGATTGATGGAGATCACCAAGTACGAGGCGCAGGACGGAACCACGGTGGAGCTGTCGGCCGAGACCGTCATGCGCGACCTCGTGCCGTCGGGCGACCGCATCAGCGACCGCCAGATGCGCCAGTTCATCGCCACGTGCCAGGCGCGCAGGCTCAACCCGCTCGCGGGCGACTGCTACCTCACCGTGTTCAAGAGCAAGGCCACCGTCATCGTCTCCAAGGGCTACTACGAGCGCGTGGCAGCCCAGCAGGAGGGCTACGACGGCATGGAGAGCGGCATCACCGTCATCAACGGCGAGGGCCGCGCCTGCGACCGCGAGGGCTGCGTCGCGTTCCCCGGCGAGCGCGTAGTCGGCGGGTGGGCCAAGGCCTACGACCGTGGGCGCAGCCGCCCGAGCGTGGCCAAGGTCTCCATGGCCGAGTACGACCAGCACAACAGCATGTGGGAGTCAAAGCCCGCCACCATGATCTGCAAGGTGGCGAAGGTGCAGGCGCTGCGGGAGCTCTACCCGGGGCTGTTCGAGGGCACCTACGAGCGCACCGAGATCCAGGACGTTCCGCAGGCGCAGCCCGTGCCTGCGGAGGAGGTAGTGGAGGACGTGCCGGAGTTCGGCACCGACCAGACGGAGGAAGACATTGAGGGCTAACGGAAACTTCGGGGACATCCAGGCGTCAAACGGCGGCAGCGGCATGCTGCCCGCGGGCGGCTACGTCGTGCGCATCGCCGCCGTCGAGGACCACACCGAGGAGGAGAAGGGCTACCTCGGCATCGTCTACGACATCTACGACCCCAAGACCCGCACGTTCCCGCACCATGAGGACGTGTGCGACCCCGAGCGCAGCTGGAGGTGGACGTTCCGCTACTACCTCACCAGCGACTTCGGCTGGAGCCGCTACAAGGCGCTCGTCGAGGCTTGCGAGAAGACCGAGGAGAACAAGGGCTTCCGGTACGTGGACGCTGACGGCGCGGAGCAGACGCTCGTGGGCAAGTGGGTCGGGTTCGTCATCCGCCATCGCAAGTACGTGTCGCGTCGCGGAAAGAGCGCAGGCCAGGAGCGCGAGCAGCTTGACCTCGCCGCCGCCCTGCCGTGCAAGCAGGTCATCGCGGGCGACTTTGACGCGCAGCTGCTTGAGACCCTGCCGCTCTCCGACGCGGACCGCGAGTACCTTGAGAAGCAGGCCGCGCCCGTGCAGGCGCCGCCCGCGCCCGTACCCGTGACGGCGCTGTACGACGAGGACGTCCCCTTCTAGGGGCTGACGGCGGATGGCGGCGGGAACCAACTCGGACGGCTTCAAGTTCTGGCACAGCTACTACAGCGCCATCTGCCTGATGGGCGACGCGCAGGCCGGCAGCTTCATGAAGAAGCTCTGCGCCTACGTCTTCGATGGGGTGGAGCCGGAGTTCTCCGACGAGATGGAGCGCTTCGGCTTCACTCTCATCGCGGACCAGGCCGCCGAGTCCAAGCGGCTCTACGACGTGGCCCGCGAGAAGGGCAAGGCGGCGGGCAGGCGCAGCGGCGAGTCCAGGAGGAAGAGTGCCAAGAAGCCCGAGTTTTCAACATCGAATCGAACCACTGGTTCAACCACTGGTTCAACCGTAAGTAGGTATGTCTCTTCTTCTTTTCAAGAAGAAGAGAAGGGCGCTGCGGGAGCCGGCCCTTGGGGCCCGGCCCCTCCGCGCCTGGAGGACCTGCCGCCGATCCCGGGGCAGAGGGACACCAATGGGGGTGACCGCGAATGAGCGAGCCAGAGGCCATCGGCGGCGTGCTCTCGCGCAAGCAGGACGGAATGGACGGACTGCTGGAGGCGTACCGAGCGAACGGGCGCGCGTGCGGCAGCTACATCACGCCCGAGGAGTACGCGGCCATGAGCGGGCGCGAGGCGCCCGAGACGCGCTGCGAGCTGCGGGCTAGCGGCGGCGGGGTGGACGTGACCGTGGCATGCCCGAGGGCGGCCGCCTCGCAGTGGGCGGCGTGGCTGCGACAGCTCGCGCAGAGCTGCGGCTGGGAAGGCGGGGTGAGGAGCCTGTGAGCGACGCGAGGACAGACACAGCGACCTACGTCTGCTACAAGGGCGACGAGGTGACCTGCGTGGGCACCATCCGCGAGTGCTGCGAGGCGCTGGGCGTGACGCCCGACAGCATCCAGTTCATGGCGAGCCCGTCCGGCATGCGCCGGTTCCTCGGCAGCAAGACTGGCAACGCCAGCGTTGCCGTCAGAGTGCCGGAGGCGGTGTGCGCGAGGTGACGCTCGACCGAGAGAGGCTGCGGACCAACTCCGCGATCGCAGCCTGGAGGAGGCGCGGCTACGCCGTGCGCTGGATAGCGGAGCGCTACGGGATCACCGAGGAGGCCGTCCGGCGCGCCCTGGCCCGCGAGAGCCTCCTAATGAAGCCCGAAACGAGCTGGAAACACAAGAACGTCTAGAGCGCGATTTGAGCCTTTGCGAAACGCGCTGTGGGCAAGTACTAGCGAATGGCCAAAATCGCGGCGTGGTGACCGGCTGCGGACGCGAGAGGGTCATTGCTGACGATTGGACGAACCGAAATGATCATAACGATGGGAAGGCACCGCCTCGCGCGGTACGACAAGCGCAACTGGCAGCTCCAGGAGTTCCGCAGCGCGGACGAGAACAACGGGCGCACGCGCAGCACCGAGCCCAAGTGGTTCGGCCGCGATTGCTACTTCCAGTCGCTGGCGCAGGCTCTGCGATGGGTCTACGAGCACGAGGTGCTCGACGACCCGGGCGAGTACGACCTCGAGGGCGCCATCGGGCGCGCCGAACAGATCGCAGACGAGCTTGCCGCGAGCGTGGAGGTGGGCGAGTGAGCGTGACCGTGAACCTCGGCTGGCCGCAGTGGGTGTGGCTCTTCCTCGCCGCCTTCAGCGTCGTCTACGCCGCCGTCCACAACGGCGAGGAGCAGCCGAAGAGGAGTGTCTGGACGACGTTCTGGGGAACGGTCTTCGCGTTCGGCATCCTCTGGGCGGGCGGCTTCTTCGGATGATTGAAAGTCACATGCGAGAAATGGGGTCTGGAAATGGCTGACAAGGCTGCAAGCAACGAGTTTGAGAACGTCCGCCACGTCCTGCGCATCAACGTGGCCGCGTCCCTCAAGATGCTCGGGCTTGAGTAGGGGGCGGGGCGATGAGCGAGGAGAGGTTCTACACCATCCGCCCGCGCAGGCGCCCGGTGGCTGACTCCGATGGCAACGAGTGGCCGAGCGTGAGGGACGCCGCGCTTGCCGTCTCCGGCGCGGTGAGCGCCGAGAGCTGCATCAGCCACGCGTGCAGGACGGGCGGCACCTACCGGGGCCGCAAGTGGAGATACGTGGACGAGGGGGGTGCAGACAAGTGACGGAGCAGCAGTGCGCGAGGGTGTGCACGCTCCTTGCCTTCATCGGGCTCACCGTGTGCGAGCTCCTGGCCGCGCCGTCCGTGGAGACCACGCTCATGGGCGCAGCCTGGCTGGTGACGGGCGTCACCAACGTTGTGCTCTACGTTATCGCCGAGGTAAGGGAGGCCATGCGATGGCGGGGCCGATGACGGCGCGAGAGTACTTCTGCGCCGCCAGGGACGCGGCCCAGCAGATGCGAGACCACGACCTCAGGCGCGAGCGCGAGGCTGCCAAGTGCGGCCTTCGCGCAAGGAGCTGGGAGAGCTCCAGCCACGGAAGCGTGCTCGACGCCATGCGCCACGTCGACAGCGTGGTGGACATGGACGCGGAGCGCCCGAAGGTGATGCGCGAGTGCGAGCTCCTGCTGTCCGAGGCCCACGAGGTGGCCGGCGGAGTCGGCGCGTGGTTCGGCGACCGGTACGCCGAGGTGCTGTGCCGCCGCTTCCTGTGGCTTGAGCCGTGGGACGAAGTAGCCGGCCACATGCACGTGACGGCCACGCACGCCGAGCGCATGTGCGACATGGCGCTTGACCTAGCGGACAGCGAAGGCATAGCGCGCCTTAAGGACTGGAGGCACTGCGAGAGAAGGACGGGGGCCATCTGAAATGGAAGGACTAGGGGATGGGCATGGAGGACGAGGAGGTCGTCGTGGTCTACGAGTACTGCCCCAACTGCGGCGCGAGGGTGGTCGAGAAGGGAGCCGAACGATGAGTGGCAACCGACCCCTGAGGATGCTCTGGCTCATCATCACGGCCGCGTGGGTCTTGCGCAACGTCGTGGCACTCGCAGAAGGGCGGCCGATGGAATTGGAGCCGATGCTCTTGGCGCTCGTGCTCATGAAGCTCTATGAGAAGGAGGAATAGCAATGGCTAACTGGTTCGATAGCGTCCCCGCTCCCATGAGCGCGGACGGGGAGATTGTGCCGCTTTTGACGAAGAAGCTCTACGCCGGCGACGGCGAGGCGCTGGACGTGGAGCTCATCGGATTCGACGGCCGCTGGGTCGTCACGTTCGACAGGAAGGACCTCTTCAATCTCGACTGGTTTTACCTCTCCGAGCCAGACAGCTGGGAGAAGTTGGAGGAGGACGCGAGAAAGGTGCCGCGCGAGTACGTCGAGGGTCGCGGCATCATCGCCGTACGTGACGAACATGTCGCGGCGATGACCAGCGACCTCGTGCGCCGCGCCAAGGCGCTCGCGGGGGTGAGCGGCAATGATTAGCGACGAGGAGCGCTTAGAGGTTGCCAAACGGATGCGGGAATGTGACGTCTCAGGGTTCAGAGAATCCGCTATAGTCCCGTTCCTCGAGTGCCTCGGGATTGGCTATGCGAACTGGGAGGGCGTCCTCGACAGGCTAGCCGACCTCATCGACCCGGAGGAGGAAGACGATGATTGACAACGAGAGGCGCCGCGAGGTCGCAAAAAAGATGAGGGAATACGACGTCGCTGCGTTCAAAGAATCGGCAATAGTGCCGTTCTTTGAATGCCTCGGGCTTGGCTATAGAGACTGGCGAGGAATCCTCGACACACTCGCAGACCTCATAGACCGCCCGACGTGCAAGAAGCTGAAGAACGACAAGCGTTACTGGCGCTGCTCGCGCTGCGGCGCGTTTGTCCGTTGGGACGCCGTAACCGATTTGACCGGCGTCAGGCCGGCAAGTTACTGCCCGAACTGCGGGGCGGAGGTGGTGTGATGCCGTATGACAACGCGGGCTTCCGCGACCACTGTGGCGAATGCCGCCACTTCATGCTCGACGAGGAGCGCACGAGGCTCAGGCGCGAGGTCTTCGGCGAGCACGCGGGACCGGCCCACTGCTGCGGCGAGCTGCGCGTCTTCGTCGGCGCGCTCGACTTGCCCTAGAACCCGTCGAGCGCGGCGGCGGGGTGTTTCAGCTACGAGAATAGGAGGATTTAACGATGGTGGACAATGACGAAAAGTGGGAAATCGCCCGCGACCTGCGGCGCTGGTCACTCGACTGTCTGCATGGGAAAAGCCTGCAGAAGGCGCTTGCGGAGATAACCGAGGCACAGGACACGAGCTGGCGCGGCGTCATGAGGCGCCTGGCAGACCTCATCGAGCCGTAGGGAGGGGACATTTGGTGGTGACAATCGATGATTGACGCCAAGGAGCAGCACCTCCCGTACCGCTCGACCGCCGACATGGTGGTGCTCGATGGGGACAGCAGCAGGTGGGTTGAGGAGCGCACGTGCCGCGTGAGGGAGTGCTCGTACGATTGGCGCCGTAACTTAATCCTGCTGAGCTGCGGCCACGGAGGGGCGTGGCTGTCCAATAGCACCATTTGCTACTGCCCAATCTGCGGAGCGAAGGTGGTCGAAGATGCTCGGTAACGCGCAGCGGCGAGACACCGCCAAGGAGCTTCGCCGCGCGGCAATGGGCGCATACCGCCACGTCGACGCGCTGGACATCATCGCCGGAGCCGTCGGCGTGGACATAAGCGGGATGTGCACGCACGAAGCGGAGGAGACGGTCTACGCCGTGCTGGCCGGCCTCATCGACCGCCCAACGTGCCATATCCGTGAGACGGACCATGAGTTCGAGGACAGCGTTCGATGCGACAGGTGCCAAGTGACATTTAACCGACCATGGGAGCCGTTTAAATTCTGTCCTAGCTGCGGAGCGGAGGTGATCGAGTGACAGTCGAAGCATCGACGCGATACGTGCTAAACAAAAAGGCCATTAAGCACTATCTCATCGACCACGACTTAATTCAAAGTGAGCTTGCCGAGATGCTCGGCATCTCGACCTCATACTTCAACGAGCTGCTGAACGGAAGGAAAAGCATAACGTTGAAAACCCTGTTTGCAATTGCTGATGAGACACACATTGACCTGCGCGCACTCGTGGAGGAAGTGGACGAATGATTACCGATGAAGAGCGCCGACAGATAGCCTGCCGCCTGCACGAGGAGGCTGAAAATTGGCGCAATATGACGTTCGAGAGGTCGCACTTCTGCGAGAAGATGCCGAATGGGAGCTGCTGCACGGTGATTGGCGAGTACTCGTTCGTGAACGTGAGCATGGGAGACGTCGCGCTCACGCGCGAGGGATTCTGCAGGTCGCTAGACGCGACGGTCAGGGTCGAGGCCGAGTTCTGCCCGTGGTGCGAGGAGAGGATTCGGGAGGTGGCGAAGTGAGCAGGTTCAAGGGCACTACGTGCGACTCGTGCGGAGTCTCAGTCAACGGCATACAGATGAAGGGATGGGCCAAGATCACGTTCTTTTGCCAAGGAGAGACAGAGAGGCTCGACCTCTGCCCGCAGTGCGCCGCCTACGTCAGCGGGTTCATCGTCGACGGGTGCGAGCGCTCCCACATGAGAGACGGGAAGAGGGTGGAGCAATGAGCGTGACGGGGGAGCTTTACGGCGGCGCGGACAAGGAGCGGTTCGTCGTGACGCGCTCGCAGCTTAGGGACTTGGAGAATCGCTCCCACATGAGCGGCGTCAAGAGCGGATTCCACGTAGACAGGTTCCTCTACGAGCGCAAGGTCACTCCCGCAGACGACTGGGGAGCCGAGCAGGTGGCCCGCTCCAAGTGGCTCCACATCGTCACCGCCAACCATCTGCGCAGGGCACGAAAGACAATCCGCGAGCTTCGCCTTGACAACAAGCTTGCGCACGCCGAGCTGCGGTTGTGGCGCGGCTCGGAGCATCGCAAGTGCGACACGCCGTGGTACTACGCCGGAGACGGCATCGTCACGTGCTCCCGCGCCATGGAGTCGGCCTCCGCGCAGCGCTCGGTGGTCCCGCAGTCCGCGATGCAGCGCTGGTGGTGGATGTGCGCCTTCAAGTACGTCTGGCGCATGTGGAGCAAGGGCGACCCGGCGGCAGACGCGCGGAAGGCCATCGACTGCCTGCGCAAATGCATGGAGGAGGTCGCAGATGGATAATACCGACATCGTCGCCGCAATCGCGCTGACGGTCGCGCTCGTCGCGCTCATCGTCGCAGTCGTCGCACACATTGACGCTGACGCGAGCGTAAACTCGGAGTCAATCGAGCGCATGACCAGGGAGCAGCTCAGGAAGAGCCTCAACGCAATCAGGGTCGAGTGCGAGGTCGAGCAGATCAGGCGACACTGTAGGCGCTGCCGCAAGTGGTCGCGCGGCTAGCCGAAGCGCTCCAGACAAGCGACGGGGACTGACGCATAAATCGAAATCGCGCGTCATGGTGACGCGCAAATCGCCGCGCAAATCATTTGCAAATCACCACCGCAAATCGCAAATGCAAATCGCGTGCATAAATTGTAAATGCAAATCGCGTGCATAAATCGCAAATGCAAATGCAAATTGCCATGTAAATCGTCCACGTGATTCGGTGGCGGGTATAATCCGCGTGATAGTTCCCAAATCGAAGGGAGACGCGCGAATGGGATACCCGTCACCGAACTCGCCCCTTGCCGACCGCACGCGGGGACGCGCGCTCAAGGCGTTGCTCGCCGCAAGCCACGTGAGCCAGAAGAGGCTCGCCGACGCTTCCGGCCTGGACGTGAAGACGGTTTCGGCGATATGCGCGGGCAAGCGAGACGGCAACGTGGCCACGTGGGCGGCGATGCGCAAGGGGCTGTCCGCCCTGCTCGGGCACGGCGTCTCGCTCGACGAGATGAGGGGATAGGATGTCAGGCGGTAAGCTCACGGCCGAGGACCTGGACGCCGCATACGGCGAGGCGTCGCAGGCGCGCGTCTCGGCGCTCATATCCGACATCGTCGACTCCGCCGAGAGGTGCGGCTGCTCGCTGCTGGAGCTCGCCAGGGCGTGCGATGCGTGCGCCGCCTCTGCCCGCGAGGTCGTGGCGCGCAGGGTCGCCGAGGCGCACGCCGGCGAGTAGCGCGCATTCCTGGGGAGCACGCGCGTGATTATGCGGGGAGCACGCGCGTGATTATGCCGGACGCGCCACGGCGGGCCGCTACGGCCATACTTGGGGACGCACGCGCGTGATTATGCCTACGAGCCGAGGCGCCAACGTGAGACGGGGCGGATGGCGGGCCGCGCCGACGGCGGAGGGGCAGCCTCCGGGGCGCGCATGTTGGCGCCCGAGGCCGCCAGGGAGCGTCTTTGGCCGGGCGCGATCGCGTCGCGCTTTGGCCTCCCGGAGCGTGCCTCTGAGGCCACGAGACGGCGCCGGAGGCGCAGCTAATGCGGCTTCGGACAACCACACCGGGCAGCGGAGGGCGTGGCCTTAGAACGTCCTCAGCGGCCCCAGACGACCAAGACAGCAGAAGGCCCCCGGGCGATTGAGCCTAGGGGCCTTCTTTGCGTTTCGCGTGGTTTCCTAAAGCCAGTGGCGCCAGATCCAAAGCCAGACGTCAACGCCGACGTTTGCGAGGAAGAACAGGACGGCCACGGCGGCCAGCACGACGCCGGCCAGACCGAGGACGAGGAGCAAGGCGGCCATTCGATCACCTCCGGATTGATAGGGCGCGGCACTCCATGCGCCGCGCCCACGATGCTACCAGTTCACGGGCCGCCAGCCGGCGGCGAGTCGGTCTAGCAGCTCGTCCGCCTCCTCCTGCGGCGTCCTCCCCGTCTCGCCGGGGTAGACCGCAAGGCGCACGGCGCGGCCGTCCACCTCCGCGCACACCTCCCAGCACCCGCGACGGCAGCCGGGCCAGCCGCCGGGGTGGAGGCTCGCGCCGTCGTCGCTCGCGAACTCCAGCGGGTCGACCTCGCCGCAGAGGTTGCGGGCGTTTGTCCAAATCCTCGCCATTGCTGCCACCTCCCTACGCCACGGCCAGCAGCGCGGCGGCGTACTCGTCGCCCTCGCCCGCCAGCAGGTCCACGCCCTCAAATGCCGTGTTCACGGCTCCTACGATCGCAACCACGCGGCCGTTTACGACGTGGACGCGGCAGGGCGGAACGTCGCCCGCCTCGGCGGTCTGTGCGGCGTGGCGGTCCCTCAGCCAGCGGTCGCGGATGGGCTGGAAGGCGTGCGCCCACTCCGTGGGCTTGCCGTCCTCTCCAAGCTCCGTAGCGACGCTGCGGATCTCGCACCAGATGCCCGCCGGCGTCACGTAGGTGTCATGCGGCCTATAGCAGGGGCCGCCCTGGTAGCCCCAGCGGGTAATCAAGGCGCTTTGCGGCTCGGTGAGTTCGGGCACGCCCTCCGGCGTGGTCTCGCCCGTAACGACGGGCAACGCCCGGTGTCGACGGTAGTAGCGGCCTCGCGCGTCAAAGCTGAACGTTCTAGGCATGGTGTTACCTCCAGATGAGACGGGAGAGGGTGCGGGCGAACGAGAGCGCGCCCCAGATGATCAAAAAGTCAGTGACGAGGTCACAGAAGGCGGCGTGATTCATCTATGCAACCTCCCTGCACTTATCCAAGTACTCGCGCGGGCTTCCCCCGCGGATCTCGCCGAAGTCGATAGCGGCGGTAGCAGACTTGAACGCGTTAAACGCCGCATTCATCGCGTCGTGCGCCTCGCGCAGTGCGGCCGCGTTGCTCTTGAGGGCGTCGACCTGCGCTGAGATCTCCACGGGCCGCGCGCCGGGATGTGCCGCGCGCCACTCCAGGGCGTCGGCGTACTTCTCCGGGTTAAATACCTCGACGACGTTAAAGCCGTTGTCTCGGCTCTGAATGTGGTTACCGCAGAGATCGAGGCGACCGCCCCAGCTGTACGACTGTATCCAGATGGCGCGCGCCTCCTCGGGCATGCACGCGTTGATGCGGGAAAGTGTGCGCTTGTAGCGCAGATTCTCGCCGCGCAGCGTCTCGGCGTTGTCGAGGAGCAGGCGCGCCAAGAGCGCGTAGCATGTCTTCTCTGCGGCCGTCTTCGCGGATCGCGCGAAAATCCCGGTACGCCGCTCCTCGGCGTAGGCGGCATTTTCGGCGGCTACGGCGGACTTCCACGCCGCGCGGGTCTCGGGCGAGTTGTCGGCGACTAGCGCCGAGTGTGCCGCCATGCGCTCCTCTGAGGCCTCGCGGCGGGCGCGGATCGCGTCGCAGTTGGCGCGGGAGGTCTCGACGACGTAGGTAGTTTGCTCGTCCAGGAGCGCGCGCAGCGCGTCGAACTCGGCGGATGTTGTAAGCTTTTTCATGATCTTCTTCTCCTTTGTTGTGTGAGGGGATCGCCTGGCGCGCCGGTGCGGCTACACTGGCGCGCCGTCTCTTTTCTAGTCCACGATCTGGATGACCTTGCGGCCGTCCTCGTCGACGAGCGAGACCCACTCGCCGTACCACTTGAGGGAGACGGCAGCGCCGGTGAACTCGCGCAGCTCCGACTCGATGCGCCTGCCGCGCGCGGCGATCTGCTCGCCCCTGCGGGCGTGGCGCGCCGTGGGGAGACCGTCGCGGAAGTTGCGCGCGTCGTTGTCCTCCTCGACGCCCCAGCGCCAATCAGCCTTAGCGAACATGCGGAGCCGCCTATAGAGCGCCTGCGCCTCGTCGTAGCGGCCTTCCGTGACCTCGTGGCCGCCGATCGCGGCGAGGTCCCAGGCGTTGCGAATGATGCTCAAACGCCACTCGTCGCGCTTGTTGAGGCGGTAGCCCTCCGGGTAGGCCGGGCGCTCGACTGTGATAGAATCGCTCATGGTTCTTTTCCCTTCTGAACTGGGGTTTTGGACTGGACGCGGGGCGGAGGCACCCGCCCCGCGTCGCTAGTGCCGATAATGCGCGTAACGATTGTGACGCGCAACGTTTGTGGCGCACTCTCCACAATTCCTACATACCGAACGTTACGGATTCAACGGCTTACATACGCGCGCGTACAATGGGGATTCAACCTACCATTGGAGGACTTTATGCAGGTCAACACGTGCATACGTGAGTTGGTAGCCATCGCCGGCGCTAGCATGCGCGGCGTCTCGCAGGAGCTCGGGCGTTCCTCGGAGTACGTGCGCACAGTCTCCGCGCCCACGCGTTCCCCGGCGCTGGCCACTGTGGCGGACGTGGCGGACGTGCTGGGCTACCGCCTGGCCGTCCTGGACGGCGCGGGGCGTGTCGTGGGCACGATCGAGGCCCCGCGCTCTGTGGCCGCGGGGGAGGGCGGGAGCCAGGAGGGCTAGCCGGCCCCGTCGCTTGTCTGCTGCCGTCTGGCTGCGGGGGCGCCAGGCGCGCCGCTGCTCTGCTCTGCGGCCGTCCGTGGCCCTCGTCGCTTGTCTGGAGCGGTGCCGCTCCGTCTCGTCCCTGCCGTGCCGTCTGCGCGGCGGGGGCGTCTTGCTGCCGTGGCGCGGCCGTGTGCGGCCGTGCACGGGGAGGATCTAGGGGGCGGCGCGGACCCCTCGCCGCGTGCGTGCGGCGCGGCCGTGGCGTGCGCCCTCGCCGCTGGCGTCTGGCCGCCGCCTGGCACGACGGGCGGCGTGCGTCGCTAGGCACGCTAGGGCCTCGCCTCGTCGCCAGGGACGGGCGACACGTTAGCCCACGCGCGGCCGTCCCTAGCGACGGCCTGGGCAGCGTCGCTAGCGACTTTTTCCTAGCGGTGGAAGCAGTTCACATAGTTATGCGTAGACTACACCCCCCAGGGGTATGCTGAGCTGCGCGAATGAGGGGGACCGTCGCGGGGAGTCGATTTTTTACGAAAATCGGATTTGAGTTTTTGGATTTTGGCCGTCTTCGGGCTTGCGAAAAAACGAAAAAACGGGCATTTTACCTGCACTTTAGCGGCAGAAGGCAGGGGGCTCGCGCGTGGCAAGGGAGTTCGCCAAGGGGTTCTACCACTCGGTTGCGTGGAAGCACGCCCGCGCGGCCTACATGGCGCTCCCCGTGACGGCGCAGGACGGCAGGATATGCCCTCCCGGCATGTGCGAGAGGTGCTTCTCGCGCGGGCAGCTCAAGCCAGCGGAGATAGTCCACCACAGGGTGCACCTCACGCCCGCCAACGTCCGTGACCGCGCCATCGCGCTGGACTTCTCAAACCTCATGCGCGTCTGCCGCGACTGCCACGCCGAGCTGCACTCGCCAGAGGGCGCAGCTCCCCGCGTGGCATTCGACGAGTACGGAAGGGTGGTACCGAGGTGACATCACGCAAGAAGGCAAAGGCGACATTGGGCGGGGACGCCCGCGTGGAGGAGCTGGCCGCGCTCGTGGACACGCTCACGGGGCTCAACCTGGAGCTTGCCCGCGACATGCTGCGCGAGTACGTGTTCATGATCGACACCATGGCCGACCTCAAGGCGCACGTGGAGCGCGAGGGTGTGGTCGTTGTGACCGAGCGCGGCGGCGAGAACAACCGCCATGACGTCAAGGAGGAGTCGCGCTACTTCGTGGCCTACCAGCGGCTCGTGCCAAAGGCCATCGCCACGGCGCAGGCCATCAAGAAGTTCTGCAAGGACAACGAGAAGGAGTCTGTGGCGTTCGATGAGTTTGCAGACTTCTAGCAGGCCTCCCGAGCGGGATGGCTACGAGTGCCTGCGCTACATGCAGGGCGTGTTGTCCGGCGACGTCGTCGCGTGCGAGAAGATACGCAAGCTCTGCGAGATCATGCTGCCGCGCGTCGAGTCGGGAAAATACAAGTGTTGGCACTACGACCCCGTGCTCGCGTGCAGGCCGGGCCGATTCATCGAGGCGTTCTGCTGCAACCCGCAGGGCAAGCCGGGCCAGCGAATCACGCTGGAGCCGTTCCAGTTCTTCTGGCAGGAGCTCGCGTTCGGCTTCGTCGACGACAACGGCCTGCGCCAGCTCAACGAGGTCTTCAACGTCCGCGCGCGCAAGAACGGCAAGACGACCGAGCAGGCGGGCATCGGCCTTTACATGATCACGAAGGACGGGGAGGGCGCGCCGCAGGGCTACAGTGCGGCCACCTCCAAGGACCAGGCCTCGCTCCTCTACGGCGCTATGCTCAACATGGTCAGGCAGTCCCCCGCGCTCGCGAAGCGCCTGCACAAGGGCATCATCCCTGACCGCGCGCAGGACGGGCTGATAAACCGCGCGAACGGCGGATACTTCACGCCCTTGTCCTCGCAGACCAGGAACCTCGACGGCCTGAACGTTCACTTCGCGGCGATCGACGAGGCGGCGGCAATCACCAATCGAGACGTGTACGACCTGCTGAAGCAGGGCACGTCCTCGCGCAACCAGCCTCTTATCGTTGAGATCACCACCAACGGCTTCGAGCGCGACAACTTCTTCGACCAGCAGTACGACTACGCTTCGCGTTGGCTCGACGGCACGGTCGAGGACGACCACTTCCTCCCGGTCATCTACGAGCTGGACGACCGCGCGGAGTGGACCGACGAGTCTTGCTGGGTGAAGGCGAACCCCGGGCTCGGCACCATCAAGAAGCTGGAGACACTGCAGGGCTTCTTCGCCAAGGCCAAGCAGGACCCGTCATTCCTCCCGACGTTCATGACGAAGGACATGGACATTCCGGAGAACAAGGCCAGCGCGTGGCTGCGCTACGACGAGGCCGTCAACCGCGAGACGTTCGACATGGCCGAGATGGGCTTCCGCTACGGCGTGTTCGGCTACGACGCCTCTGACTCCATCGACCTCACCGCCGCCAAGTGCCTGATGATGCGCCCCGATGACGACCGCATATACGAGCTGTCCATGTACTGGCTGCCCGAAGCCGCGCTGGAGGAGCACAGGAGGAGCGGCCTGCGCAAGAGCCGCGACAACGTGCCATACGACATCTGGGAGCGGCAGGGGCTCATACGAATCGTGCCGGGCAACAAGGTGGACCACCGCGTTGTCTTCGAGTGGATGGCCGAGGTGCGCGACGAGCTTGACGTCTACCCGTTCGCGCTGGGCTACGACCCGTGGCACCTCACCGACGACTCGTGGCAGGACATGGCCCGCCAGTTCGTGGGCAGGAAGCGGCTTGAGGAGGTGCGCCAGGGCGCCAAGACCCTCTCCGCGCCCATGAAGCAGATACGCGCTGACTTCGCGGCGGGCCGAATCGTTGACAACGACAACCCCGTCAACCAGTGGTGCCGCATGAACGTCTCGGTGACCTCCGACCGCAACGACAACATCCTGCCGTGCAAGGCCAACGGCGCGAGCGGCCGCATAGACGGCTTCGCGTGCGAGCTTGACGCCTACATCGCGCTCATGCGCCACTGGGACGAGTACCTGGCCAACTGCTAGTCCCATACCACAGACAAGCGACGGCGTATAGCCCCCAGTATTGGGGGGTTTGACAGACGGTCGCATCGGGCTATGTTCTGGGCATGGGACTTCTAGCGAGCATCCTTCGCCGCCCCAACGCGCAAGTCGCGCAGTCCTCCACCAGCTACAAGAGCTTCACCGAGTACGCCCCCTCGTTCGCGCCCTTCACGGGCACGCTCTACGAGCAGGCGCTCACCAGGAGCGCGGTCGAGAAGATCGCGCGCTCCTGCTCAAAGCTCAAGCCGGAGGTCCTTGGGCAGGCGAAGCCCCGCGTCAGGCGGGCCATCGAGAACATGCCCAACGACTACATGACATGGCCCCAGCTCCTCTACCGCGTGGCCACCATCCTGGAGACCGACACCACCGCCTTCGTCGTGCCCGCCTACGACGAGCAGATGAACGTGACGGGGCTGTGGCCCCTCAAGTGCGAGAGCGCCGAGGTCGTGGAGTACGCGGGCGAGGCGTGGATAAGGTTCTGGTTCGAGAGCGGCGACACGGCGGCGATAGAGCTGGCCAACGTCTGCGTGCTCACCAAGTTCCAGTACCAGAGCGACTTCTTCGGCAGCGGCAACGCCGCGCTCTCGCCCACGCTCGACCTCATGGACGCGCAGGCCAAGGCGCAGGAGCTCTCCATAAAGAACGGCGCGACCATTCGCTTCATCGGCAAGGTCGGCTCCATGGTGCGCCCCGAGGACGTGGAGGCCAAGCGCGAGAAGTTCAGCGAGGACAACCTCACCGCCAAGAACAAGAGCGGCCTGCTCCTCTACGACCAGTCGTATGAGAGCATGCAGCAGGTCGACCCGCAGGGCTACGTCATCAGCACCGATGAGATGCAGCGCATCAACGATGTCGTCTACGCCTACTTCGGCGTGAACGAGCACATCCTCACCAACGACTACTCCGAGGAGCAGTGGGGCGCTTTCTACGAGGGCGTCATCGAGCCGTTCGCCGTGCAGCTGGGCGAGGGCCTTTCCCGGATGCTCTACACGAGGCGCGAGCTCACGGCGGGAAACCGCATCCAGTTCTCCGCCAACAGGCTTGAGTACGCGTCCAACGCGTCCAAGCGAAACATGATCCGCGACATGCTCGACCGACAGGTCATGACGGTCAACGAGAGCCGCGAGATCCTGCAGATGCCGCCAGTGGCCGGCGGAGACGTCTTCCTCTACAGGGGCGAGTACGTGGTCGTGGACCCCGCCACCGGGCTGGTCAAGTACAAGTCCGGCGGCGACGAGGGCGCCGCCAAGGCCAACACCCAGCAGGAGTACAAGGACTTCGACCTGGGCGGGGACGACCAGATATACATCGACACCGACGCGCGAGACACGGGCGACACCGAGCCCGAGAACTAGGAGGCACGCATGCCCTACAAGCCGGAACAGCGCGAATACCGCAGCTTTGCGGCAGCCCTCGCGCCGGTTCCCCAGACAAGCGACGAGCGCGGGGCCTACACGGTGGAGGGCTACGCCACCACCTTCGACGACGCGTACGAGCTGTACCGAGACTATGACGGCAACCCCGTCTACGAGCGCATCAGCCGCGACGCGCTCGTTGGCGCGGACATGTCGGACGTGATATTCCTGCTCAACCACGACGGCGCTCCGCTGGCGCGCCTGCGCAACGGGTCGCTCGAGGTCGTCTGCGACGAGCACGGAATCTGCGTGCGCGCGCGGCTTGGCGGCTCGCGGGGGGGCCGCGACCTCTACGAGGCCATCGCCAGCGGCCTCATCGACCGCATGAGCTGGAGCTTCAACATCGCCCCGGACGGCTGGGAGTGGGACGATGCGACCCGCACCCACATCATCACCAAGGTATCTAAGGTTTTCGACGTTTCGGCGGTGTCCATGCCCGCCAACGAGGGGACCGAGATTCACGCGCGCTCCCACATCGACGGAGTGATCGATGCGGGACGGCAGGAGTTGCTGGCGCGCGACAGGGCACGCAGGGAGCGCATGGCCCTTGCGCTTGTCATCTAGCAAAGACCGAGAAAGGAAACACAATGGAGTTTCAGAAGTGGACGCGTGAGCAGTACCGCTCCGCATCCGACCTCGACGCACGCCGCTCCGCCATCCGCGAGGAGCTGACCAACCCCGAGTCCAATGTGTCCACCGCCGACCTCAAGGCCGAGATGGACATGCTCGCCGACGAGGAGCAGCGCCGCTCCATGGCAGATGCCATGGGCGCCGCGCAGCAGCGCTCCTCCGCCGCCGCTGCCGTGGCTGCGGGCGCGGGCACGCCCGTCACGGGAATGCAGGCCATCGGCGCCGCCCAGCAGCGCGGATTCCAGGTCGTGCGCAGCGAGGACCCCTTCGACACCGAGGAGTACAACCGCGCCTTCATGGAGTACACCTGCCGAGGCAAGGAGTACCCCGCAGACCTCGTGCAGCCCGGCATGCGCCCCGCAAACGTGCGCGCCGACGCCTTCACGCAGACCACCGACGTGCCTCACTTCATCCCCACCACGCTCTCCAACCAGATCATCTCCAAGATGAGCGAGTATGGCACCATCTACCCCGAGGTGACCAAGCTCTCCGTCCAGGGCGGACTCGAGATCTCCATCTGGGACTACCTGCCGACCGCAAGCTGGGTCACCGAGGCCAAGCCCTCCGATACCCAGAAGGTCACCGACGCCACCCGCATCTCCTTCCTGTACTACATGCTTGAGTGCAAGGTCGCGCAGTCCTTCCTCGCCCAGGCCACCACGCTCGACATGTTCCAGCGCCAGTACCCCGAGAAGGTCGCCGAGGCCATGGTGCGCGCGCTCGAGCAGGCCATCATGAACGGCTCCGGCACCGGCCAGCCGCTCGGCATCCTCAAGGACAGCCGCGTCACCGCCGACCACAAGGTCACCTTCGCCGAGGCCGACATCGCCAAGTGGGGCGGCTGGGCGACCATCCTCTCCAAGCTCCCCGCGCCCTACCGCCGACTCGGCAAGTTCTACATGAGCCAGGGCACCTGGGACACCTACATCGACGGCATGGTCGACACCACCGGCCAGCCCATCGCCCGCGTGAACTACGGCATGGACGGCGCCCACGACACGGCATACCGCTTCATGGGCAAGCAGGTGAAGATCGTCCCCGAGGACATCCTGCCGAACTACGACGACGCCAAGGGCGGCACTGCCGACACCCCTTGCATCGTCTTCGGCGACATGTCCAAGTACATCGTCAACCAGCAGGCGGGCATGCGCTCCGTCAAGTGGCTGGACGAGGACAAGAACCTCACCAAGATGAAGATGCAGACCATCGTCGACGGCAAGCTCGGCGACGTGAACGGCCTTCTCGTCATCAACGCCCCCAAGAAGAACGTCTAGGCGGCAGACAAGCGACGAGTGGAGGTGACGCCCGTTGGCGCTCATCGATACCGTGAAGGTGGCCCTGCGCGTCACCTCCGACGTCTACGACCCGGAGATAGAGGCCTACGTGGCGGCGGGTAAGCTTGAGCTCGAGGCGCGAGGCGTCCCCGCCGCCATGCTCTCCGATGGCTCAATGGACCCGCTGTGCCAGGCCGCCGTCATCAGCTACTGCAAGTGGCGCTTCGGATACGACAACGACGACGCCGCCACGTTCCGCGAGGCGTTCGAGGACCTGGTCAGGACAATGCTCAACATGCCAACGCGCTACCGCACCGACGATGCGGGAGGCGGGGGCGAATGAGGTTCAACGACCAGATAACGCTCGTCTCCACGCCAGAGAAGGCGCAGGACGCCGCGGGCGCGTGGCACGCGGGCAAGCCCACGAAGGCCATTCTCTACTGCAACCCGCGCACCGTGGGCTCCTACGCGTGGGCCACCGCCGTAGACGCCGGCCTCCGCGCCGACGCCGAGGTCGAGGTGCGCACGCAGGAGTACGAGGCGCTCGGGAGCCCCCAGCTGGCCTTCTACCACGGCGTCGAGTGCGACGTGGAGAAGGTCAGCGTCAAGGGCGACATGACCCGCCTCCAGCTTGGGAGGCACGTCAGAAATGGCAAGTGACATCTCGGTCGACGCCGACCTCTTCGCATCGTCCCTTGAGGGCATATTCGGCGACACCAGGCGGGCGTGCACGGGCGCGCTGGACGAGGCCGTCGTCGAGGGCTCCAGGGAGTCCGCGAAGCTCTGGCGGTCCGGTGCCCGCGAGAAGTTCGCAGGCCGGGGAAGATACGCGAAATCGATTAGGACGAAGGTCAAGAGGGGCGGCGACAGCCCAGAGGCCGTCGTGTACTCGACCATGCCGGGCCTTCCGCACCTCCTTGAGAAGGGTCACGCAACCATCGGTGGCGGGAGGGTCGCGGGCCGCGAGCACGTTGCCCCCGCAGCCGAGAGGGGCTTCGAGGTCGCGTTCAGGGCCGCGAGGGACAGGTTGGACGTGGGCCTATGACGCCTTACGAGCACGTCTTCAGGACGGTGAGCGCGCTGGGAATCCCAGGCACCCTCATGGCCTGGCCGATAGCCGACGGGAGCGGCGGCGGTGGCGCCCCGTCCCCGCCGTTCTTCGTCTACCTGCGCGACGAGGACGGCGCGTTCTCCGCAGACAACTCCGACTACGCGCTGATACCGACCTTCCGCGTGGAGCTCTACGAGTCCGAGCCAGACCTCGACCTTGAGTCACGCCTGGCAGACGCGATAAGGGCCGCCTACGGCCCCTGCCGCATCGACGAGGGCTGGGTCGACTCAGAGCACTGCCGCCTCGTCTCATACACCTTCTCCTTCACACCAAGAAACGAATAGAAAGGAACCAGCCATGGGCAAGGTTCGATTCGGTCTCTCTAACGCCCACTACTCCGTCTACGACGCAAAGCAGAAGAAGTACGGCACCCCGGTTGCCATCGTCGGCTCCGTCTCCCTCTCCCTCACCGCGTCCGGCTCCGACTCCGACTTCTGGGCCGACAACGTCAAGTACGCCTCCTTCTCCACTAACGGCGGCTACGACGGCACCTTCGAGATCGCCGCTGCCGAGGACAAGCAGATGGAGGACCTGCTCGGCTTCGTCAACGACGGCGGCCTCATTCTGGAGACCACCGACGCCAAGACAGTCGAGTTCGCGCTCATGTTCGAGGTGACCGGCAACGAGGTCGACCAGCGGATCGTCCTGTACAACTGCACGCTCTCCCGGCCCGGCATCAACGCCAACACGAAGAGCGACCAGACCAACCCCGACACGCAGTCCTTCTCCTTCAAGGCCATCGGGCGCGACCTCAAGGTCAACGGCGCCACGCACAACGTGGTCAAGGGCAGCATCGAGAACACCGAGCAGAACAAGACGAAGTACGACGGCTTCATGGGCGCGGTGCTCCTCCCGACCGAGGGCGAGTAGGGCAGGCGGCAGCAGGCAAGCGACGGGGCGGGCGCACGGGCCCGCCCCACCCGCGAAATGGCCGCGCGACGGGCACCGCTGGTAGGTCGGTGCCCGTCGCGCGACTTTTTCACACCTACCGAAAGGAACGCAGAATGGCCAAGTTCGATGTGGACGGCACGGGCGCGCGCACGATCGTGGCGAGCCCCTACACCCTCATGCTCTACGAGCAGACCTTCCACTCATCCCTCATCGCGGACTGGTACGACAAGGTCGACCTCAAGCGCGGGGCCGAGGGCACCGAGTGGGTCACGTCCGGCGTGGTCATGTCCGCGCTCTCCCGCGCCAACGGCGGCCGGGAGCTTCCGGCGGAGGTCAAGGCGCTCGTGAGCGCCGCCTTCCCGGCGCAGTTCGACACCGTGCTCGACTACACCGCCAACAAGTGGGAGGCGTCACTGCGCGTCCTGTGGGCGATGCTCAAGACCGGCGAGCAAGTCGACCGCGCCGACGGCATGCCGCAGTCGCGCCCCGTCCCCAACTTCGACGAGTGGGTGGCCAAGCTCGGCCCCGTGAACATGCTCGACGTCAACACCGCTGTGTACGAGGAGACACAGCGCGGCCTGTTTCGAGCCCACGCCGATACAGACAAGTGACGGGCGCGGCGGCAACCATGACGGCGGCCCCGACGAGCGGCTGGCCTTCACGGCGCTCTTCATGGCGGGGCTGCGCGAGCACGTCCCGTTCGACGAGCTGTGCCGCATGCCGCTGCAGTGCCTTCTCATGATGCTCGACTCGCAGCGCCCGAGGTCGGGGACCGCGACCGGCGGGAGCCCTGACGTCAGGGACGCCACGCAGGCGGACATCAGGGCGTTCTTCGGATAGGAAATCGTACGGCTTGGGGGTTTGCTCGTGGCCGAGACCTACAAGGGACTGACCATCAGGTTCGGCGGCGACACCTCCAAGCTCACCGCTGCGCTCAGGGCCGCGAAGCAGGCCGCGAGCGAGACGCAGAGGCAGCTGTCGGCCGTCAACAAGGCCATGCGCTTCGACGGGGGCAACCTGGGCAGCGCGAAGACCCAGCTCAAGCTCCTCTCCAACCGCGCCGAGGACCTGGGCGCGCAGCTCTCCGTGACCACGCGGGCCTACCACGAGCTGGGAGACATACACGCCACGGGAACGACCATGACCGTGCGCGAGCTCGCCAGCCAGACGGAGAACGCCGGCCTCGCCGCGAGGCAGGCCCTCGACCGCTACAACGCCGTGGACGCGGCCCTTGAGAAGGTCTACTCGTCCATCAACAAGGCCGCGTCGTCAGCCGAGAACTTCGGCAGGGGATTCGACATCAGGAACGAGGAGAACATCGAGTCCACCGCCGAGGCCCTGCGCGACCTCGGCATCATCACCGACTCCGAGTACCAGAGCCTCATCCAGCTGCGCGGCGTGTGGCAGCAGGCCTTCGACGAGAACGAGGCCGCTAAGCAGGTGGCCGAGTTCGAGCGCCTGGACGTCTCGACGCAGACCCTCACCGCCGAGATCGGCGGCCTCGCAAGGCAGATGAACGAGGTCAAGCTCCCGACCGGCGCGAGCGAGTCGTTCGAGTCCACCCGCGCGGCGGTCGAGCGCATCGACAACGCGTCAAAGGTGCTCGCGGACGACCTCAAGGCGGCGGACGAGGCCATGAGGCTCGACCCCACGAGCGTGGAGGCGGCGCAGCGCAAGATGGGCGACCTCGCCCAGCTCTCCGACCTCTCGGCGAGGAAGGCCGAGCTCCTGGGCACGGAGCTCTCGTCGCTCAAGGACAGGGGCATCGACCGCGTGGCCGAGTCCATGGAGAACGTCAACGTATCCGTGGAGCAGGCCAAGGCGAACTACGCCGAGGTCAACTCCGAGCTGTCCAAGGCGAAGGGCGAGCTATCCGAGCTGCTGAGCGCCCAGAGGAAGCTTGAGCAGGCCGGGGACACCTCCTCGGACAACTACAGGTCGCTCTCCGTCGAGATCACGCGCGCCAGCGGCGAGGTCGAGGACCTTGCGGACAGGGCAAAGACCGCCGAGCAGGCCCTTTCGGACGCCTCCGACGCGAAGCGCTTCCAGGAGCTGACGGCCCAGATAAGGGACGCCAAGCAGGCGGCCGACGACTACGCCGGCGCGATGCGCAAGACCGACGATGCGACGGGCGTCACGTGGAGCAACGTGAAGTCCCTCGGCATGACGCTGTCGGCTACGCTCACGCCAGCCATGACGCAGCTCGGCCAGGCGGCGCTCGACTCCGCAGCCGACATCGACAGCGCATACCGCGACATGCGCAAGACCGTCAACGGCACCGAGGGGGACTTCGAGGGTCTGCGCGAGGCAGCAATCGACTTCTCCACCACGCACGTCACCTCAGCCGACCAGATACTTGAGATCCAGGCGATCGGCGGCGAGCTGGGCATCTCAACCGACAACCTCAAGGAGTTCTCCGAGGTCGTCTCCAACATCGACGTTGCCACCGACCTCAACGCCGAGGACGCCGCCGCCGTGCTGGGCCACCTCTCCAACATCACCCGCGACACCGCCGACAACATGCAGGGCTTCTCGGACTCCCTGGTGCGCCTCGGCAACAACGGCGCGTCAACCGAGACCGACATCGCCAACGTGGCCGAGCGCATCGGCTCCATGGGCTCCATCATCGGCATGAGCACGCCAGACATCCTCGCGTGGTCGTCCACCATCGCGTCCACGGGCCAGAACGCCGAGGCTGCGGGCACGGCCATCAGCAAGACCTTCTCGGACATAGAGTCGGCCGTGGCGGGCGGCGGAAGCTCGCTTCAGGCGTTCGCGGACGTGGCGCAGATGAGCGCCGACGACTTCGCCAGCGCGTGGGAGAACGACCCGACGTCCGCCCTCATGGCGTGGATCCGCGGACTGAACCAGGTCGAGGAGAACGGCGGCTCGGCCGACGCGACGCTCGCGGGCCTGAAGATCACGGCGGTGCGCCAGAAGCAGGCCATCATGGGCCTCATGCAGGTCATCGACAAGACCGGCGACGGCGTCTCAAGCCTGACGGACAACCTGCAGATGAGCCGCGACGCGTGGGACGGCGTCTCCGACCAGTGGGGCAACGCGGGAGACGCCGCGAACGAGGCGAACAAGAAGGCCGAGGGCCTGTCGGGCACCCTCTCGCAGCTCGACAACATCGCGCAGAACGCGGGAAGCGCGCTCGGCGACGCCATGCTCCCGGCCCTCCAGCAGTTCCGAGACCTCGCGCAGGGCGCCTACGACGGCTTCATGAAGCTGTCCGACGGCGAGAAGCAGATGGTGGTCTACGCGGGCGGAATCGCCGCAGCCCTCGGCCCCGGCCTGTCCATCATGTCGACCCTGGGCATCAACTTCGACGGGCTGAGGAAGAAGGTGAGCGCGGGGCGCACGGTGTGGAGCAAGCTCGCGAGCGGCGTGGGCGACGCGACGCTCGCGATGGCCGACGAGTCAACGCAGACGCAGATCCTCGCGCAGGCCATGCAGGGCCTCACGACCAAGCAGAAGCTCGCGAACGCCGCGAGCGGCCTCATGACGAAGGGGTTGGGGCTGCTCAAGGCTGGCCTGGCTGGGCTGGCGATAGCCGGCGTCGTCGCCGTCATCGGCGCGCTCGTCGACAAGTTCAAGCAGGCGAGGGAGCACGAGGAGCTTCTGGCGAGGGCCACGCAGACCACCGCCGGCATCCTCGGCGACGCGCAGGGCGCGGCGTCCGGCCTTGGTGACGCTATCGGCTCCATCAAGCCTGACGCGGACGGCGTGCTCCAGTCGATGGCCGACCTCAACGACTCGGTCAGGGACACGTTCACCGAGTACTACAAGAGCACGGCAAAGCTCGACCAGTACGTCTCCGTCATCGACGAGCTGGCGAACAAGAGCAACCTCACGGCGACCGAGCAGTGGAAGCTGGAGCAGGCCGTCAAGGGCTACAACGACGTCACCGGCGAGCAGTACGAGGTCGTGGACAAGGTCAACGGCGTCATCGCCGACCAGAGCGGCACCATCCAGGAGAACACGCAGCAGATAGACGACAACGCCGAGGCGTGGAAGCGCAAGGCGCAGGCCGAGGCCATGAGCAACCTCGCCACGAAGTACATAGAGCAGGAGGCAGAGGCCACCTACAACCTCCAGATGGCCTCCGAGCAGCTGGCACAGAAGAAGCAGAGGCTGAACGAGCTGAACGCGAAGGGCCCGCAGAACGGCGGGACCTGGACCGAGGCCGAGCACCAGGAGGTCATGAAGCTCAACGATGAGATCCCCGAGCTTGAGCAGAACGTCTCGGACCTCACCGCCACGCAGCAGACGGCGGCCAAGGCCCAGGACTACTGGGCCGCGAGGGCCGAGGTTGCTGCGTCAAGCATCTCGGACTCCGCCAAGGATGTCGCCGACGCCATGGTCGACACCCTCAGCGGAATGGACGGGATGGGCGACAAGCTCTCGGAGGTCGGCACAGACCTGGGACAGCTCTCCGTGGCGCTCGCCGACGCCGGGGTCTCGACCGAGGACCTGAACGCCATCGGCAGCGACAACCTCAAGCAGCTGGCGGACGCGTGCGGCGGCAACGTCGACGCCATGGTCTTCTACATCCAGCACTACAACGACACGCCCATCCAGGACAAGGACGGGAACATCAACGTCGACCAGGCGCAGCTCATCGACGCGCAGGGACGCGTGTACACGTGGAACGGCACGGCGATGGTCGACAAGGACGGCAACGTCGCGGTCGAGGACACCGAGCTGACCGACGCGCAGGGCAACCTCTGGACGTGGAACGGGACGGCGCTGCAGAGCAAGGACGGCGCGATCACCATCAGCGAGAACGGCGTCCAGAAGGCCTTCGACGACCGCGACAGCTGGAACTTCGGCGACTGGCTCGACAAGACGGCCACCGCGACCGTGAACATCGTGCGCAACATCGCCGACTTCTTCGGCGGCAACGGCAACGCCGAGGGCGGCATCCGCCCGCACGCGGACGGCGGCGTGCGCCTGCACGCCGGCGGGGCCATCGCCACCCGCGCCGTGCCGCTCGACATCGTTGGCGAGGCCGGTGCCGAGGCCATCGTGCCGCTCACCAACAGGCGCTACAGCCAGCCCTTCGCCGACATCATCGGCGACGCAGTCATTGACCGCCTCTCGAAGCTCTCCGGTGGCGGCGGGACAACCATCAACCAGAGCTTCCAGACGAAGGTCGTTCGCGCCGACAGCGACCTCTACACGGCGGCTCCGATCATCTACAGGGACGCAATGAACGAGGCCAGGAGGGTGATGTAGCTTGCCGCCCACGCGCTTCAGAATCGAGCTGGGCGATGGCGACCGCAGGGTGACCATCCTCAACAGGGCCACCTCGTCCGACTACCCGTGCCTCGCCGTGGACTGGTCGAGCGGGCTTGTCGGATGGTACGGGACGCCAGACGCAAAGGTGTCGCTCACCGAGAGACAGACAAGCGACGGCGCGCACGAGGTGCCCGACGACCAGGTCCTCTACGCGGCGCGAACCGTGACCGTCGGCGTCGTGGCGTTCGGGGACGGGCGCTCGCAGGTCCTCGCCCAGCAGGCGCTGATCGGCTCGCTCTCCGGACGAACGGTGCGCGTGCGCGTGGTCGATGCCACGAGCGACACGTACGCGTACGGATACGCCACGTGCAAGTGGGACGGAGAGAGGAACCACCTGCTCCCGTACCAGCAGGGCACGCTCACGATCGTCTGCCCCGACCCGCGCAGGCTGGCGACCGAGCCGAGCGATGCGTGGCTGCTGCCCGCCCAGGCGCACGGCGGCGGGGTGGGCCTGTCCTACGGCGCGTCCGGGGCGGGCCTCAGATACCCGCTTGACTACGGCGCGGGGGCGACCGACTCAAGGAACTCCGCCACGGTGAGGAACGCGGGCTCCGCGCCCGCCCACCCCGTGGTGACGCTCGAGGGGCCACTCGACGCGGGGGCGACGGTCACCGTATCTGCCGGGGGCTCCACCGCCACGGTGACCGTGGGACGCGCCATCGCGGGCGGGACGTCCGTCACCGTGGACTTCCGCACGAGGACGGCCTCGCAGGGGCGACTCGACGTCACCAGGCAGGTGACGGCCACGGGCTGGGCCCCGGTGCCGGCAGATGGCGAGGCGGCCTGCACGCTCCAGGCGGCCGGTACGGGCTCGGCGCTCGTGCGGGTGAGGGACACCTACATCTAGGAGGAGAGAGTGACCACATCCAACGTGACGGCCCTGGGAATCGCCCAGGACAAGGACGGCAACGGCCTGGACGCCGCGACCCACCGCAAGATAATCCAGTCCAAGTGGACGGGGACGGGCGTGGTCTCCGGCCTCGACTTCAAGCCCGTGGGCGGCATGAGGCTCAGGGTGAACCCTGGCGTGGCCGTGCTCTCCCGCTCGGAGGCAGACGGCTACGTGGAGGCCTACTGGCCCGGCGGCGAGGTGACCATCGACGCGCCTGACGCCAAGGACCGCTACGACGTCGTCTGGATGCGCGCCAACGACGCCGCGCAGGGCGACTCAGACAACCGCGTGGAGGTGGGCGTCACCAAGGGCACGCCCGCCGACAAGCCGACCGTCGAGGACGCCGGCAAGATACCGGACGGCTCCGTCTACCTCGGCGGCGTGTGGGTGGACGCCAACTCCTCCCAGCTCGCGAGCGACTGCTGGGACCGCGAGAGCACGTCCTACACCGTGCCGTCCGGCACCTCGTCCGGCACCGTCGGCATCGCTAGCAACACGTCCAACGCGCGGAAGGTGAGGAAGGGCGAGAGCTGGACGTTCGGCAGCGTCACCTTCCAGGTGCCCGAGGGCGGGCGCTCCTACCTGGCGTTCGCCATGGTCTCCGTGTGGGCCGCCGACTGCGAGACCTACGACTGGATGGGCTCCGGCTACGTGGAGCTGCTTGTGGATGGCACTGTCAACTGCTGCTTCAAGTTCGCGTGCTACCCGGCCGTCACGACGAGTCAGACGTTCACGCTCCCGATCACGCTCAACGAGGGGACGCACACCGTCTCGGCGCGCCTGTGGGGCAGCGGCTCTGACGTCGTGAGCTCCGTGGTCACGCAGTACGAGTCCGGCTACATCCCCGGACAGAAGCTCTTCGTGGTGGACGTGGGGAGGATTCCCGACTGATGTGGCGCATGCACACCTGCGACGTGATGACCGGCGAGCTGCGCCGCCCGATAGGCGTGCCGAGCGCGAGCTGGTCGCTGTCCATATCTGACGCCAGCCTGTCCACGACCAGGGACAAGGGCACGGGCGAGGGCGAGGCGTCCTCCATCACCGTGCCGTGGACGGAGGTCTGGGGGAGCACGGCCCGGGAGCGCGCACGCGAGCTCACGGCGGGCAAGCGCGGCATCGTGCTCGGCTGGGAGGAGGCGGGGGCGTTCCGCCCCGTGGTCTTCGGGGCCATCGGCCAGCGCACCGATACGGCGCTGGACACCTCCTTCTCCCTCGACAGCGTGATGACGCTCCTCTCAAGCCGCTACGTGGTCGAGGAGGGGCACTTCGTGAAGGGCGGCGCGCCCCTCTACCTCCACGACCTCTCGCTGCGGGCGATCGCGGCCAACGTGGGCTGGTACGCCACCGAGGGCAAGCCCGGCGGCTCCCTCCCCATCGACTGGGGCGACTACTACGAGAGAGGCGGGCACGAGCGCACCTACCAGCCCTACAACGTGGGCAACCTCAGCTGCGCGGACGTGTTCGCCAAGATCGCGAACGTCGAGGGCGGCCCCGACCTCACCTTCCGCCCCTACATGGCCGACGCCCACCACGTGCGCCTGCGCTTCCTGGGCGGCTCGGACGCCGACGCCTACGTGGGGCAGGAGCGCGAGTTCGTCCTGCAGTGGTTCCACGGCGCGGGAAGCGTCCACTCCCTCACGGTCGACCACCTCGGCCCCGTGGAGCGCGTTTACGCCACCGGCGCGGGCAGCGAGGAGGAGCAGGACTGCTACCTCGCGGAGGATCTCACCTACTGCCGCCAGGCCGACCCGTGGCCCCTCGTCGAGGAGGCCATGGGCTACACCGACAGCGACGAGCATGGCCTGCTCGTCTCGCACGCGGACGGCAGGCTCCACGCGGACTGGTGGCCCATGTGCCAGGTGACCTGCGAGGTGGACCTGGGCGACCCGCAGGTTCCGCGCCCGGGCGACCTGTGGCCCGGCGACGCGGTGACGCTGCGCGTGGAGGGCTACCCGACCCTTCCCGACGGCGATTACCGCATGCGCCTGATGGAGATGTCCGGCGACCTCGGGACCACCGTCAAGTACAAGTTCGACCCGATGATAGACCCGGCGGAGGCGTAGCGATGGCTATTCACAGGGACATATCACCCGACCTCAGGGGCGCGGCGGCGTGCGTGGCGATGGCCGCGCTCTCCGAGGCCAGAGGGCAGCAGACCGCGCCCAACGGCACGGTGAGCGTGCGCAACGCGGACGGCACCCGCACGGTGATAGGCGCGGGCGCGGGCACCGACGGGACGGGCGCGCCCGTGGGCGTCCGCCAGTTCGTGGGCGACACGACGCCCCCGGGCCGCCCGACGGGGCTCTCGTGGCTCTCCGTGGACGGCACGGTCACCGGCGTGTGGGACGGCACCCTGGAGGGTGGCGTCCCCGCCGACCTCGCCTACGTGGAGCTGCGGGCGGGAGAGACGGTGGTCGGCAGGCTCTCGAGGGCGGGCAGCTGCTCCGCGAGGGCCAAGGTGGGAAGCGAGCTGTCCTGCCTCGCCGTGGCCGTGGACGTCTCCGGCAACGCCTCCGAGGAGTCCGAGGTCACCGCGGTCACGGTGCGCGACCTCGTTGCCGAGGCGTCGGGCGACGCGAACAAGGCGCTCGAGGAGGCCCGCAAGACCGGGCAGATGGCCGTCACCGCCACCAGGGTCGAGTACGCCGCCACGCAGAGCCCCACCGAGCCCCCGGGGGAGGGGGCCGAGTGGTCCGCCACGCCGCCCGCGCCCGCCGGCGGCGCCTACACGTGGATGCGAACGACCGCCACCTACGGGGACGGCCGCTCCGAGACGTCCGAGCCGGTGCGCGTCACGGGAGAGGCGGGCGCCGACGGCGCGAAGGGCGACAAGGGCGACACCGGCCCGCAGGGCGTCTCCGTCAGGTCCGTCACGACCTTCTGGCGCCTCGACGCGTCCAAGCCGCCGACGCCGAGCGGCACCGCAGACCC